CTGCAAGCGTCCACTAGGGTGCTACAATAAATGACACCATCAACTGGGTCACTTAGTTCTCTCTGTATTTGTTCAACATCTCTTGAAGAAAGTCCATACTTCCTATCAAGGTGTACAAGAAAATCGGTCGCACAACCGGTCTTGTCAGAGATTCTATCCTTAGCAGCATAGGCGTCATCCTTGGTAAAAGTTTCAGCCACCCATTTGCTATGGTCATCAGTCTTACGCAAATAAGGAACAAAAGATTCCTCGACTGGCATTGTTTTTTTTACAGCTCCTTTCTTGGGTTTCAAAACATGTCTGTCTCTCTTCAAGTAGTTGTTATACTCCTCGAAGATGGGCAAACCGTCCATCCACTTAAGATTACCTAAATACTGATCATCCATATAATTATCTTGCTCTGCTGCAGACATTGCAAGTGCGGAATTTGACCAGGGAGTGAGAGCGAGGAAACGAGGTAATTGCCTAATTATTTTCCAGCTCTGCTGTGATTCAGACCAAAAGGTTTCAGTTGAGCAGAAATCAATTGAATCGATTCCACCAAACTTCAAATACTTGAGTATTTGACCTAGACCGTGAACACCTGTTTTTTTGACACTAAATGTGGTATGATACGCTTTAAGAATGTCTTCATCGCTATACAGGCACTGAAGAGCGACCGCAAAATCGTCTCCAGCACATGTAAGGTCATAAGCATCCTTAGGTATCCCCATTACTACTTCAATAGTATATCTATTATAAAGTGCCATGCGTAATGTATTAGCGAAAGTGGTATCCATATTACCTGACTGAACTGCATCAGTCATCTCTATATATCCCAGATCAACTTGTATGATCTGCCCATTTTCTTTCTTAGTATGGGTGGCAAAGATTTTAACTTTATGAGTCAATGCCTGGTATAGAAACACGTCTTGTGACACGTGTGTAACGTAGGGGGCTAAGTAGCGGTAAATTCGCGCCTCAATTTGCTTGTGAGCAGCTTTTTGAGAACGATCGAATGCCGAACCATCACCCTGCACAACACGCTCGAAACCCTGCTTGGTCCAAGAGTTGTACTTTTCCTCTTTCTCTGTCCAGTTTTTACCAACACCATATCCCTTGAAATCTTTGAAGAGATGTTCAAGTCGATAGACGATGGGCCCCATAACGTATTTATATTCAGCGTTAGGAGCGCAAATGCATCGGTTTTTCGGTACCGAACCATCTGCCCACAGATCAACAATCTGTTTTTCGCACTTACAAAACATGCTGTACACCTTGCGCTTAAGTTTGGCGTCGTCAAGTCCCCTAACCCGATCAATTTCGCTTTGCTGGCCGGCCGTCAGGTGATTATACCATTCAGCCTCCGAGTAAACAAAATCTCTCAGTAAGGGTTCTATTTCGAGTTCAAAAATTCGATCAAAGTATTGCATCAAGTCGTGCATCATTTCTGGATCAGGATCAGTCACTTCAATTGACTGTCGCTTTAGGGCATTGTAAATGTTCCCTATACAGGGATGATAGTAAACAATTTCGCATAAATTGTCTATTTTGGGCATGATACGTTTAAGCGCAGCATCATCACTAGCCTCGCAAGACATTTGCATGTACTCGCTAAGTTCGGGACTACTGTTTAAAACACACCGCCATTTACAATCCTTTGATAAGGCCCCAATAGTATCAGCATAAGTCGCAGGCGATATACAAGATGAAGACTTGATTACATCGCTTTTATATACTAGAGGGGCGGCACTAGACGTGCCTGCAGGTTGACCTTTTCAGATGAGCGCTGCGCGCTCGCTCCCAAGAGTGGAGCCCAAGACGCTTCCCGAAGTGGTAAGCGATGCCAATTTATTATAGGACACATTTTTGTCGTTTTTCAGACAATTGGAAAAAAGTTTAACGCAGCACGATTTCTTTGCTATTGGTACGAATAGCTCTGCGTTTAATTTATTTAAGATGGCGACGTCGTTGCTATCAGCCAGCACGGCCATACTAAACTTATTATCAATAACCATTTTCACGGCTTCTTGAAGCAAAGGCTTAATATGTTCATGTCGGTCGAGACGTTGTCCGTTAGTAGATAGTTGATCTACTATTGAGTTCAGACTAGAGGCATCAACATTTTTAAGCCCACTGATACGCTTACAACACTGATTAAACTGATCAACAGTCACAACAGTATCATATGCATAGGAGTGAGAACTTATAGTGTCGAAAGACATCATGAATGAGGAATCTTTAGGGTAATATGTTGCCCCCTGTACGATCCCTGATATGATGCGAAACGCTCTAATTGATTTGCCATCAGTGCTAGGAATATAGTGAGGTTTACCAGACATAAACTTGGTTTTATCAAACTTAAACATTTCTCGGTCCAGTGGTACTTCAGGTAAGATTATGGGCTTTACTATCACAGAGGGAATTGTAAAAGACTCAAAATCATTTGAAATGCGACTGTTCGCGGAGAAACACATAGAGTGAGCTAGACTAGGCTTAAGTTGGCTATCACTGTAACGAGCACTTTTCTTAATGTCAACAAGTGAGGATTGTAAGGAATCAATAAAGCTCGAAGTGAATATCTGAGATGATTTAATGTTCGACCACTCATTCTCTAACGCCAGTTCAGCGGAGTCTGACTCCGTTTGAACATTCATTCTGACCGAGACGTAATGTTCGTCACCATGGTCAAATCGATGTTCCACTGTATAGTTGAATTCGTTATCGTAGTAAAAATCTGTGTCAAATAGACAATCAAGGTAAGTAGGATGTACATACGGTCGGGGATTACCAGCGACTGTGAACACTACTCTTCTAGCTCCTGTCACCGAGTGGACTTGACGTTGCCAACCACCATACTCAGTACCAGCAGCAGAAGAGCCGCCGGAATTAAGTCTAGGGTTAAAAACGTGCAGTACCAGATAAGCAGATTTCATTCTATTTGCGCGCAACCATTTTTTGATACCGGGTAGCACCTCACCATAATACGACGAATCCACAGACATGACATAGTCATATGTTGTGTTTACATCATATAGGCAAGTGCATCCGTTGACATCAAACTTATGGGCACAAATAGTATGAGCAGTCTTATCGCTCGAAAAGAAGATAGCTTTATCAACTCGATCTATATCATCAGTTGTAACTATGGGACGGTCGTTGTGTACGTGAACCAAACCACTTTGAAGTGATCGTGTACCTGCCCCTATATCGTAAACTTTTCTCGTAAACCGGCCTCGCTTGTAGTTCGCCTTATGAATGGTGTAAAAACGCTCACGCTCCCTACGCTCTGCAGCATAGAGTTCATGAGGGTTCTCATCCCCGTCAGTTGGAACACCTACAATCGCAGCACGACCCGTCGATTTCTTCCAGTAGTCACATTCCGCTTGCGTCTTAAAAGTAGGTTTGCGTGAAACATAACTACTATAAGCCGTGGCGTTAATGATTTCCTGAGATTGATCTAGAATCGAACCTTGTTCGGACCATGTGCACTTTGGGTAGTCAATGATGTCCAACTTACCGACCTTGGGAACAAGACGGGTCTGTTTGACTTCACTTTCAACTTTCGGTGCTTTTTGTGGTTTAGGAATAAATGGCTTGTTAACAACAGGTGCGTTAACAGCTTGGTAGAAAAAGTCGCCCTCAGCCTTGTTATCAGCTTTCGGGTTTTGAATAATAATTGTTGCCTTGTTATCAGCTACTGTGGAAGAAATTTTT